GCTTCATCTCCCATAACACATTTGAATTGATTAAACCAAGGCTTAGGCATTTTATATATTGACTGCCAGGTTGATACAACTATGTCTTCATCAATATCATTACGCCAGCTTTTGTCTTGTGTTCCATCAATGACTCTTACATTCTTGTCGTAGCCATATTCCTGGAAGTCTGTCTTCATCTGATATACTAGCGATGTAGTAGGGACTATAACAAGTATCTTTCTACCTGCTTCTATCATCTTCTTAGCTAGCATATAGATAATTAATGACTTGCCTGATGCTGTCGGTGATAGTAATAGAGCTCTTCTTGTTCTCATTGCATGAGCAAATGCTTCTACTTGATAATCTCTTGGCTCAAAGGTAGTTGAAGCAGAGCAAAACTCTTGTGCTTCTTTTAATGAATAGTCTGTATCTTGTAATTCGTAATCTACGTCAACTGTATACTCTCTATCATAAGCAAACTTTCTTATGTAGGGAATTAATCCAGCATATAAGAGTCCAGTAGCAACATTGAAAAGTCTTATCTTACCGTCCCAGAATTTACTTTTAACCTGCGGCATAAACTTAGCTCCAGGTACTACAAATGTGAAGTACTCAGATAGTTCATATCCTACACCCGGTTCGCATAATACCTTTATGTATGCGTCGTTGTATTTTTCGACGGTGATTAGATCAGACATTCTTTGGATTATCTTCTACCCTTTTTCTGAGGTTGCTCGTAGAGAAATTATGTGATCTATTATTAAAGTATAGCTCAATGCCTCTCTCTTGACAGATCTCTTTACCTGTAAAGGATGCATTGCGATACTCTTCACCTAATATACGTATATTAATTGGCATCATCATTAAGATGTCTTTAAGATCTTGCTCGTATACATAGGGAATAATCTCATCTACATAGCTAACTGCTTGCAGTTGAGTATATCTTTCTACGATTGTTTGAATAGGTTTGTTTTTTGTATCTCGATCGAGAGATGGATCAACCTGCAATCCACAAATGAGATGGTCGCATTGTGACTTAGCTTCTCTTAGCATATTAATATGACCTGCATGCAACAGATCAAACGCTGAACATGTGAATCCTATTTTCATTTTCTGTACTTTTGATTTTCTATAACGGTCGTATTAAATATATTCACTGCACTAAAACGATCCGTTAAGGGAAGTAGCCCAGCGAAATGCTCTGTGTCTTTAGGTAGACACTTACCTCCAAATCCAGACTTGCCATCTGGTCCCGGAACATCAAAATGAGTAGTACCTAGTGTACCATCCACAATGAATAACTCTTTAACAGTTTCATAATCAACTTGATACGTCTCGCATACCTCTTTGATCTCATTGGCCATAATTACCTTTGCTGCTAGCATAGCATTACGACTCAATTTAAATATAGCTGCAGCCTTAGCGGTAACTATCTTAACCTGTCTACCTTTAGGCATGAGAGCGCCTAGAGCAGCTGCGCCATGCCCGCCTATAATAATAGACTTGTCTTTATTAGCTACATCTTCTGCCCAATGAATCTCTCTTAAAAACTCCGGCATAAATAACCAATCAGCTGATAGCTGATCTGGGCCAATAGTACTTCGTATTACTATCCTTGGAGGCTTACCATTTGGACAAGTAGGTATAGATCTTATTGCATTGTCTACAAGACGTAATTCTAGTCTGCCGCAGACAGGAATCTTTGATCCATTTTCATCGACAAAAGATGTTGCATACAGAGGAGTAGGTACACATATAAAAACATACTCTACGTCTGTCCAATCATCAATTTTTAAGCCGAGTGCTGGATCTTGTATAACAATATCAAACTCTGTGTCTATCAATAATTGCTCAGTAGCTTTACCTACGAAGCCGTATCCTAATATAGCTGCTTTCATTTAACTTCAATTTCCTTGAACTCTGGTTCGCCGTGGTACTTGGGTGCAGTTGCTAGAGCTGCGTCAACAGCATTCTTTATACCCCAGAGCCTTTTCTTCATATCAAGGCCGGTGAATCCACAATTACGAGTGTTGTGCATCTCGTGATGCAGTTCCCATACAATGTGTCTAGCTTCTGTGTCGTTTGGTAATATCATATTATAATCCTACTTTAAATTTCTCCCAATCTATCGCTGACTTAATATTAAAGCCTCGCGAGTTAAGAGATCTGATAGCATTCTCTAAGAATTCTACTTTCTCTTTCTGATACGCTAGTTTTAAATTTAGCTGTATTATGTCTTGATCAGCATCTATGTACTGACCTATATCTGTTCTTAATATCTTAAGCGGATTTGGCTCCCAGGAGAGTTCTGTGAGGTCATCTATATCCATAGTGCCATTAAACCATTCATACTTCTGCTTATGAAGTACTTTTTGATCGGTTTCGAGTTTACGTAGTAACAATCTCTCCTTAGAAAAGATGTTAAAGTATTTTGAGTGTAGTTGTGGTATCTTTAATGACTCTTCACCGAGCTCTGTACGATCGAGATCGCAGTCTTTGCTCCAAAGGGCCATTATATCATCTAAGGTCATACTATATTCTCACGGCTTTATACTATATTATAACGGCTTTCACCGTCGAAGTCAACTTATAATGGTATGATTTCGTACTGCTCGTAGTTGAAGGACGCTACACATTCTATGTACATTACGTCTTGAGCTCTTAGGTCTAGTGTTAATTCTGAAATTGTTGATGGAAATAGACCTTTAAATTTAATCTCTATATTTGGATTAGCTGCGCTATTAAAGATTAATAAAGAAGCATCTGAGACTATCTCTTGTGTTCCTAATGGGTTGAGTCTTCTGTCACTGTCTGACATTTGTTTGTAGTCATCAAAGGTGCTTGGTGAACCTAATGCTGTTATCCAATTAAATACTTCTATGTAGTTCTTCATGTCTTCATCTACTCTAAAAGTAATCTGCATTTCACCAAAATCTATATGATCACCTGGCATAGGAATTCTTACAAATGGTGTTGATACATCAAGCTTTGGTAGTGTGATGGCAGGTAATAGAACCGACTGACAAAAGAAGTTGACGTTAGGTAATTTAGCTACATTAAATCCAAACTTGAGAGGACTCAAGAAGGACATATTAGTAGGTTGTGATGTTAATTCGCTCATGCGGTCTCCATTAATAAAGCTTCATTAGTATTTATCTTATCTTGATCGAACAAGATGCTAACTCCGCATCCACATGCCGCTTCTTCATTAGGATTGACTATCCTGAATGATTCATTTAGACCTTCTTTAACCCAGTCTAATGTTGATCCCATTAAGTAAGGTTCGCTGCCTGCTTCAATATAGATCTGGAAATTTCCGTAGTCTGTTATAGTACCTTGTAAAGGGCCATCATCAGCCCACTTAATAACATACTCGTAACCAGAACAGCCACCGCCAGTAATCCCAAATGAAATAGTACTTCTACCATCATCCTTTGCTTTCTCAGCCGCCTTAATTACCGCTGCATCGGTTAACTCAATCATCGAACTGGTTATGTTTTCTCTTATCGAGCTTTCCTTTCCAATCAGTAATTGCCATCTGTATGCTATCTTGAGCTAATACAGAGCAATGTATCTTGATTGATGGAAGCTCCAGAGCTTCTGCTATGTCTTTATCTTTAATGAGAGAAGCTTCTTCGGTAGTTAGACCGATAAGCATATCAACAAATAGAGAGGAAGATGCAATTGCAGAGCCACAACCGTACGTTTTAAATTTTACGTCTTCAATAATATTATTATCTGGATTGATTTTAAGATCCAATTTCATGACATCACCACATGCTGGTGCACCTGTCATACCAGTAGCTACGTTTGGATCAGCTGGGTCGAATCTACCAACTCCATGTTTGGATGGTTCATCTAATACAGCGTTAAATCTGTCTACTACTTTCTGTGAATATGGCATATAATCTCCTGATAGGTTAACCTTAAAAAATGGGACTAAGCTGCCTCTATGGCGTTGAACTTAGTCCCAAGGTTGCTATCTACAATATATTATAGTCGATCTCTCGACTTATTGCAACTACTTTATTACTTCTCGTTAACAAAATTGTACAGCGACTTAGCCGTATCAACCACTTCCTGTGTACCTATCGATTCCGAAGCTATTGCTTCTTTGTTTCCGAGTACTTCATTGTTGTATTGAATAGTATCTACTCTATTTTGTCTATTATCTATCAATAGACCTTGAGCTAGGTTTAGCAATTCGGCTCGAATCTCGAACCCTGATTTTCCTTGTGACATGTTACCTCCTGTGTGTGTGTATGTCTGTAGATAAAGAGTGTCTCTATCTAACTATTCTATTTAGGCAACCTCGGACCAAAAAAAAGAGCCCGTAAGGGCTCTTTTTAAAGTTTAAAACTTTAGATTACATGATGTTGTTAACCAATACTCTTCTGTAATATACGTTAGAGTCTTTAGTTAATGCACCAGCGCCGTAAGCAGTTCCTTCAGCAAATGGATTTGCAACTACGCCGTAACGAGTTTTAAAGCCAATTTTTGGTTGGAAAGTATTCTCACCGACCGCACGAACCATTTGTAATGGAACATATGGGCAATAGAAAAGACCAGCATCGAAGCTTGAAGATCCTTTATAACCTAATGTGTAATAGTTACCAGTAGTGTAAGGATCGATGTAAACTCTATAACGTCCGTTAAGTACGCCGGCAAAAGTATTACCAGTGTCATCAACTTGGAGGTTGTTTGAGTTTAAAGCAGGAGCATAATCAAGCACGCCAGCCATTTGTAAAGCAGAAGCAACGTCACTTGATGTGATCAATACGTTACCCTTTCCTCTACGAGTGTCTTTTGCAATTTGGTTAGCATCTCTTTCGATTTAGAACATTAAGCCCTTGAACTTCTCAACAGACCAACGACCATTTGAATCAGTATCTAGATCAAATGTTCCGGCGGTTGTTGTATCAGTTTGAGCACCTTGCTTAGCAACAACGTTAATTGTTCTAATGATTTCTCTGTTAATCTCTGCAAGAATTTCTGTAGAAAGAATATTCGCAAGTTCTGTTTCAGCATCTAGACCATGAATGGCTTTAAGATCCTGAGCAAGTTCCATTGTGTATTCAGCTTTCAGAGCTCTTGACCCAGCTGTAACAGATACTTTCTCAATTGAGAAAGCCATTTCAGGGAAAGCAGCGTTAGATGCATTTCCGAGAGCTTCAGCTTGGTTAGTAGACATACCGTCTGCAAAGTTATACAATCCAGCTTCAGCGTTATTCGCTGTAGCAGGTGTAGTACCGACGTTTTTGTCACCGACAGTGTTTGCACCAGCATTAATAGTTCCGAAAGCAGTATCTGCTTCGTTGTAGAATGCTTCAGTGGCTGAGTTAGCAGCAGTAGTATACTTACTTCTCATTGCAAATATAAGACCAGTAGGTCCAGACATAGGCTGAACGCCACACATGTCATATGCAACAAGGTTAGGCATAGCTCTTCTTACTAAGCTAATTAAAACAGGATCATAGTTCTGAACGCCGTCACCGAAACCAGCTGTGCCAGTTGCGTTGACAGGAGTGTGAGTTCCTGCTTCTGAGAGGAGTGATTGTGAAGAATAAGCGCTTCCTTCTCTTAACGCTATTTCTGTATTTTCTAATAGTTGGGCTGTAACTGCTCGTTTATGAGAATCTCCGATCGTTGGTAGATCTTCGTGCTCAAGAATTGGCTGCCACTTTTCAACTAAGTTTTGATTTAGGTTCATTAGTAGTTCTCCTTTAATTTATACCCTAACATTATTTATCTTTTAACGGTACGCGAAATCGCACCGGCATATCTCTCCATTAAAGGATCGACTGCAGCCTTTTCCTCTGCTTCCTGGAGAGGCTCTTCGAAAGTCTCCTCAGTTACGGCTGTTACGCTCTTTGAAGCAAAGTACTGAGTCTTAATGACATCTAGTTTTGCTTGAAAGTCATCAAGGCTATCATACTCTATACCTTCAGCAAGTGCTGAAAGCTTTTCCTTCTGAGTAACGGTCAATGATTCTGATTGCTCAGCAACATATGCGCTCTTCAAAAGACTATCAATATCGTTCTGAAGTTCAATCTTCGAAGCAACTGCTTCGTTTAGATCGGCTTCTAATTTCTCTGCTCGTTCGATTTGCTCTGCAGCAAGATCAATCTTCTCTTCTGGAAGATCAACGAAGTTCTCTTCGAATAAGCCTTTGAGGCCTGACATGAAGTTTTCAGCGATTTCTACTTTAATAGCAGATTCGATTGCAACTTCGTTCTCAGATGCCCACTCTTCAGCGGCATATGAAAGGTACTTGTCTACCTTAGTGTTTGTTTCTTCTATATAAGATGAAGTAGCTTCTTCAAGCTTTGCTTCGAATTCTTCTTCTAGTCTAAGTTGCTCTGCAATTACTCTAGCAGTTACTGCTGCAGTGAAAACTGTTTCAGCTTTTTCCATGAATTCTTCAGCAAGTTCTTCGCCATCAAAAATATCCTCGATGTCTTCTCTCATACCTTTTGTTTTAATGCTTGCAGCATTTTTAGAAGAACCACCGCCAGCAGCAGGGCCCTTTCCAAAAATTGTGTTGTAAGCATCGTTGACTTCTCCTTTACCAAAAGAAGATAATTTTTGTACTACCGCAGCTACCATACCGGCCTTAGATAAAGTTGGCATTGCTTTTTCGCCATCGTCTTTGTCTGCAGGTCTTTTGTTGCTCTTAGTAGAAACTGGGTCAGCAATCATAGAAGCATCGCCTGTGGCTTTGAATTCATCAAGTCCGACTGCAGCTTCGCTGTTCACTGTTTCCATTTCTTTTTTAGCCATTTTTACGACTCCTCTAAAATTTAATTAAAACTATTTTAATACTTTATATGTATTATTTATAAAAACCTTATACTAGCGAGTCAAGAAACTTCTGGAAGAACTCAAATTTGCGTTCTTGAAGTTGTTTAACACTCTTCGTTCCGGTTTTTATTACCTCATCTATAACTCGTTGTGATCTCCATTGACCTTCAGCAGCGTTATAAACCCAATCCACACCCTCCATAACACCTCTTACATAAGCATCAGGTGCAGATGGATCAGCAACAATATCGGCTGCTGTAGCTAGCATGAAATCACTTTGTACTTCCATAACATCTCTGTTAGGCTTTATTGATCCCATACCTCTTGAAGATACACCTAGTTGTGCGCCTTCATCCATTAGATTTTTTACGATTTGTCCATAAGGAGTATCCAAAATCTTGGCTCTTCCTATGAAGTTGTCTCCATCCTCTTTCAAAGATGTAATCATATGTGAAACTCTTTCTAGGTTGATAGTTGGACCTGAAGGGTGACCTAGTTCACCATATGCTCTCTTCGCATCTATATTGTCTTTAATATAGCGACCAACTTCTTTGGTCATTGTTTCCTTAGGATACATACGACCATTTCTATTCTTTAAATTTGATTGTAAGAATACGCCTTCAATAAAGTAGTTCTGTTTTCCGTCTTCTGTTTTACCTTCTTTTAGGTATTCAAAGTCTGAAAAGGTTACTTCTGTTATTAGCTTCATATCTTTACCTTAATTCGCGAACCCGACTGGGGTTCCGTTTATTGTAGGAGCGCATGCTATCTTGTCTGTTGGAGACTTAGCGATAAGATGTGTACCTGCAAGTAATGTTGTAGTACCAATAGCTGCATCAGCTGCTGTTGTTAAAGTAACAACTGTTGCTGCTGCTGTAGCATTGATTTTGATTAGTCTAGCACCGCTAAAATTGGATGCGGTGGAGGTGATTGATGCTTCTGCGCCTTTAATGTCGATGATCATTGCGCTTCATCTCCCATTGATATAGCAAAGTCAACCATTCTTAGGAAATCTTCTTCTGATGTTTCAAGCTTCTCTAAGAACTTCTCTGAATTTTCATCGTTTAAGAATTCCATTACGTTAACAATATTTCTAGCTGTATCAGGATCTACATCGATCATTGTGCCGTCTGTTAGCTCAACTGAGCGCTCTTCATCGGCTTCTACTATAGCTTGTATATCATCAAGTACTGACTCTTGAAAATCTTCTAAGAGATCTTCTTCTGAAAGGATTGACTCAAGAACAGAATTAACGTCTTCATTAGCTAACTCTTCTTCATCTTTAGTCAGGTGTGTTCTTTTCGATGTATCTTTCTTCATCGACTTAGCGTTAAGAATATCCATATTCTTTTTGCCTGTTGGGTGTTCAGGATCGTTTATGACGGCAGTATGAAGGTTTTTAAAGTCCTTCTCGCCTTCAGCTTTATCACGACCGTGATGAGGCAGTTTGCCTACTGCTTCAAGAATGTCTTTAAGTTTCTTCGCCATTTTATTCCTCTATTGACTTGATTCTTCTTCAGAATCGTCTTCTATTTGTTCTTCTTCAGTTGGAAGCTCTTCTTCAGGATTTTCATCCTCGTCATCTAGTGCAGCTTCCAGCTCATCATCTGTGACTTATGCGTCGAGTCCATCTTCTTCCGGCTCAACATCTGCTACTTCTTCAGGTGCTTCTGCTTCTGCTTCAACCTCTTCTGGTTCTTTATTACCAACCATGGACTGAACTACTTCATCTCTCTTACCAGAGATAACATCTGCTACTCTATTTAGCATCTCGTCATCGAACGCTTGCTTAACTGATACTGGTTTATCGCCTATAGCGCCTTTAACAATATCATCAACATTCACTTTATTATAATCTACATCAGGCATATTCATTCTCCATTATATTTATTATTTATCACACCTCTAAACGAGATCTCAGCATCTATTGCTCTTCTGGTTCAGTTTGATTCCATGGTGCTTCAGGATGAGACCCCCCGCCGGGTCCAAAGTCCTGTTCATCACTGGATTCTTGATCCATAGATGACTTCATATCAGCTATCTCTTGCTCGTTTAATCTTAGTATATTCTTACGTACCCAGTCTTTCGAGAAGTATGTTCCAGTGTGTTGAACAAGAGCATCTAACGTTTGTAGTCTTTCTCTTACAACTTCTGAATCTTTTAATTCTGCGAAGTGATTGTCTTCAACGTAATCAAACTTAACATAATGAATAGCGTGATGCCATTCATCTATTGTCATAACACTCTTAAGTGCTAATTGTTTCTCTAACGCTTTAATAAATAATAGGCTGAATCGTAATCTTAATCTTCTGATAAACTTATTAAATTTAAGTTCATCTCTTGAAATCTCTGATGCTCTGCCTAGAGTGAAGCCAGCGTCTGGCTCTAATCTACTAACAGGCACATTAAGAGATCTATATAATTTCTTTTTAAAGTATTCTATATCTTCCATCTCACCTAGATTTTGTCCACCAGGTAAGGTTGTTATTTCTGTCCCTCTGCCGCCTTCTCTTCTAGGTAGCCAGAAATCTTCCATCATAGTCATAAACTTACGATCATCTCTGATCTCTCCTGAAGCAGCATCGTAGACTAATCTGTTCTTATGCTTAGTCATCATATCTCTTAGATATTGTTCTGCCTTCATTTTAGGTAAGTTACCTACGTCGATATAAAAGATTCTTCTCTCAGGGGCTCTCGATATTCTGTAGATGACTGATGCATCCTCTAACACTTGTAATTGGTTAAGAGGTTTAATAGCTTTATGCAAATGCGATAAAACCATTTTATTGTATTCGTCTGTTAAGCCAGATGTAATATGTAATATACTATCCTTGGCTATTTTAAGTCCTTGTGCTCCGCCCGCTACAATTGGGTCCGGTGACATAGTTGACTTGGAGTGGAACCCTTTATCATTAAAAATATAAAATTCATTTATAACTTTAACAACCGGTACACCGCCTTGCTTGACTTTCTTAGTTTCTCTAATAAGTCTGATCTTTCTTGGATCAATATATCTTAGCTCTTTTATACCTTCTTCAGGCTTATCTTCATCGATGACTGCATGGAAATACATACGACCGTCAACGTACCACTTACGAAATAATTCGTAGCCGCCTTGATTGAGATAAAGTAATTCAGATATTTTTTTGAATTCTGCATCGATAAGATTTTTAACCTTAGTGCTAAAATCGGTACCATCTAAATTAATATCAACTACTGGCTGAGTAGGATCTGATATAATAGTTTCATTAATGATATCGTCGATTGCATGTTCGACTTCAGGTTGTAAAGACATCTTACGATAGCGAGTAACCAATTCAGCTTCGTTCTTTGCCGTACCTTCTAGGTCTACGTACGTTCCATACATGCCACCTGTAGTGGTAACATTAACAGCTCCGTCATCGTACTGAGGTGTGACAAAAGAAGGTTGCGTCTTAGACTCTTCTTCCGCTTGCTTACGCTTTATTTCAAAGCCAAATAATTCAGCCATTTGTGATCTCCATTATAAAAAAGAAGATTGCCAGACTAATTGATAGCCTGGCTCTCTTTCAATATATTTATGTGCCCGCGTTTCCAGTTGCACCAGATACAGTCCAGTAGTCGTATTGAAAAATACAACTGAATTGTTGGATCTGATCTACAGCTTCCCAATCTAATTGAATCTCTTCAATTTGAGCTGGATAAATTCCTACGAACTTATACTCTCTGATCGGTACCCCAGTTTTACTAAACTGAGTTACTGTTGCATCTGACTTATACGCAGAAGGACTTGCACTACCAAACCCTCTTACATTTTCTTGATGGGCGTTTATTTCATGTGACCAAGCTTCTAATGCATTTCTGATTAAAAAGTCTTCGTCATTTAAAACTGTAACAGGCCATTCAGCGAATGTTCTGTCCCCAGCAATTTTTAGTTTCCTTCCAAAGTAAGGTACTTCAATTAACCCTAACGTTGAGGCTGGGATCTGAGAAGCTCTGATTAAAAATGGAGCCTTCAAGTCGCCAGCTGATTCAGCCGGGTTATTTATTCGTACTTGGAATAAGGAAGGACGTGCGCCGCCTAATGTAAGCTGCGATCTAATTTCGTTTATATTAAATGCCATGTCTTACTCCTTAAAATTTTCCAACTACTTCACTAAATTCTACACCCGATCTAACGGCTACAAAGTTTAGTTGAATAAAGTTAATTGATCTAGCAGGTTTGATATAAATATCTCCTACAAATTCGTTTCTGTCGATTACTTCGCCAGTGTTGTTTGAATCGTTACATACAACCCTAAAGTCATATATTCCTCTTCGCCCTTGAACATCTCTTAAGAAAGGCTCAACTAGGTTAACAAACTGTGATCTAGTAAACTCATCATTGAACTCGAACAATGTGAAGTTAGAAGCTGTACTAATTGCTTTCTCTAGAACGATGAATAAACGTCTTACGTTGATTCTATCGAATGCAGAAGGCTTACTTAGCAATGTCTTATCACCAAATAGAACTGTTCCCTGACCTGGGAATGCAACTACTGGGTTAACACCTGCTTTGTAAAGTACATCTCTATATGCTTGTCTTGGGTTGAACGCTAACTTAATTACGTTTTTGATCTGACCTCTATTGAAACCACCTGGTGAAAACCAAGCATCTCTTTCGTTGTCAGTTCTAGCACAAAGACCAGCTACGTCGCCATTTAATGGGACCCATCTGTAAACGTCGTTGTACTTATCGTAAGCGTATTTATAACCACTATCTAACATAGCATAAGAAGACGATCTACAAGTGTTTCTAAATGCGACGACATTGTCTGCTGCTGTTGAAGGGGCTGTAACGTCTACGACATCCGCTTTGTCTGGCGAACCAAACGCAACGCAATCTTTTCTTACTTCGCAAATATTATCGATTACGTAGTTAAGTAATGCTTCACCGTTGGTGCCGCCTTTACTCTTACCTATCATTACTAATGATACATCTACATCTGCTCCGTCTGAGAACAAGTCGTAACCAACTGCTATATCTCCTAATGAGATACTAGATTCTGTGCTACCATCTAGGCCACCTGCGAAGTCAAGCTTCACCGGAAGTGCTGTAGATAATGCAGTCAATCCAGAAGCAATTCCTGGTGTGTGACCTGATACTGAATTTACAAAGTAAATCCATTCAGAAGCATCGTTAATTTTGTCGTAGTAATAAGTAGATTCGCCGCTTTCGTTTTTAGCGTCAGTGGCTCTTGAAAGAGCTTCCCATTTCTCAAGAATTGTTTCTTGAGTTCCGGTAATGTCACCAGCTTCATCTACTACTACAACATGAACTTCATCACCTGCGCCGCCTTTTCCAGCTGCGTAAGTTGATGTGCCTGGAGCATTGTCGAATGAATCGCTATACTTCCAGAACCTTTGTATTGTTCCTGTACTATAATCAGTAGATAATGTGAATCTATTATTTAATGTAACCGTTCTGCTAGCTGTAAATACACCACTGCCGTCATCGACATATGTATCTGAACCTGCTGCAGCTATTGATTTAATGCTTAACTTCTGTTCACCTATAGAAGAGTTACCTACTTTAACTAGGTCTCCTACTTGTAAATCAGCAGCAACACCTGTCAATAAGGTTGTTAATGTAGCGTTTGCAACACTACTTGATGCGCCTTTCAATGCTATGGTTGCACTAGTGCTACCAATACTGAAAGACATTTTTGTAACTGTATCTGATGTTGCAATGTCTGCGTTTGCACTTGCAGCGCCGCCGTTAATTAAAACAACGTTGCTTTGCCAAGCACTCGTACTATCACAAACCTCTACTCGTAAACCATTACCCCTAACACCGACATATTTTGCCGCGGTGATATGAGCATCGTTAGCAGCAGTTACTGCAGCGTCAAGAGAATCTGAATTCTTTAAAGAGATTCCAGATGTATTCCCGCCTGCAACAACACCAGTAGCATTTCTTGCTGCTGATGAAACTGTTCTAACAACGTATAGTTTATTTCCATAAGACAAAAAGTTGGCAGCAGTGAAAAAAGTCTCTGCGTTGTCAGATGTTGGTTCCCCAAATCTAGCAACTAAAGATGTTTCACTATCAACTAGGACTCGCTGTTCAGCGGGACCCCAATTGAATACGCCAGCTATTGCGCCTTCTGTAGTAGAGACTGCAGGTACGACTGTGGTTAAGTCTATTTCGCTTACATTTACACCAGGACTAACTTGAAATCCCATATTATGTCTCCTCTAAAAATCAATAAATCGTCTGATTATATTTATTAAAACCGGTGGTTAGAAAACCTTGTCTCCTGTCTCCCAGTCAATTATTTCCATACCCCCTGGTACGTCTTCGTGGCCATCATCTATAAACCCTAATGGTAACATATCCTCTTCATGCTGTGCAGCACTCTGCCCTTGAATATGTTTACGTATATCAGTGCTTGTTATTTCCTTATAGTAGTCTTGTATACTTAACCATCCATAAAGAACTAAACACATAACTAAATCATCATGCCCGCCATCTGCTTCCCATGATTCACCTTTTTGCGTAAAATGTGTTAACTCTTCTAGGATTTTAAAGTCAGAGATAATCAGCTGATCACTCTCGATTAAAGTCTTAAGATTCAAACAACCGTTCCGCTTAACTTGCTTCGTTGTTCTAACACCAAAATACTGTCCACCTGCGCCAAACCCTGATGAAAGTACTTGCCCTGCTCTTCCTCTAGCAGCTGACATAAGAACGTTTTCTACTTCTAATTCATTGTGCAGACTCTCGACTACACTCATACCAATATCGTTTGACTCTACTAATATATAGGCATTATTGTATTGCTTGGCCATCGATTGCAATACAACTGGATAATTCATTGGGCTTATTGTATTGTTCTGATACACACATACTACTCTATGAGGTAATTCAGTAATATCTAATACTACACATGCCGAATAATCATTGTTAACCCCACGCGCCGTGTCAACTACCATCTGATAAAGATGATCTTTCTGAGCGCTTTCAAATACTCTTATACTTTCGTTTGTAAAGATTGGATTCTCATATACGAGCCGCTTTAATACTGACGGGCTTATTAATGTATTTGAGCTTCCTATGAATTCACATTCGAACTCAACTCTAAACTGATCAGCAGAAGTATTTCTGATGGTCATTTCTCTCCACTTCTCATCTCTTCCAGGAATGTCAGACCAATGAACGTCTATTCTTTTATAGTCATTTAGTTCATTTTCACTATCATTCCATATCTTATAGAATAGATTCATTCCATTAGGTGTGGATGTTATTAATACTTTAGAAGTATTACCAGATGAAATCGTAGGATATACAGAAGCAAAAAACTCTTCCTGTATATGCATTGGAACGAATGCAAACTCGTCTAAGTAAATAAGGTTAAATGATCCACCTCTAATAGCTGATGCTGATGTAGATGCAGCTAATATCTTGGAACCATTTTCTAATTCTACGTTACCTTTGTTCCATTCTACTACACCTAGTTGTAACCATCTTGGTAAGTGTTCGTATGCTAAAGATATTCTTCCTAATATTTCTCTTGATTGTTGAGACTTATGAGCAAGAATAGCTAATGAAAACGATTCATGGAACATTATATACCATAATAGCACAGCTGCGACTGTTGTCGTCTTACCTGACTGTCTAGGCATCTTACATATTACAAATCTTTCTTCTGTAATAAGATCAACTATATCTTCTTGAAAATCATATAAGTCAAAAGGAATTAAGCCTTCATCTATATTGACAATCTGTATATAGTTATTAATAAAATAGAGCGGAGATTTACTACACTTAATAAATTCACTAACTTGCTCTGGAGAAAACTCCTGAGGAACATTGGCGCGTTTAAGGTTTGGATTTCCTAGGTAGTTCTCTCTAACTTGATTCATCTAATTCTTTTTTTATAAGCTTTTGAAGATCGCCGGTACTTCCGACGAACAGATTATTATTAACTGTATTAGGGTTCTTAACTGCTTCCCCTGTTATGTCTTGTTTCTTTTTAGTTAAATCCATTAGCGCTATGTTTGCGTCAGATAATGTTCTGACTAGTGTAGCCACTACTTCGTAAGCTCTCGGGTGCTGTCCTTGCTGTGCTACTTGTAGTAGATCAGTCAAAGCATTGGACCCATTCTCAATCACTTGGTAGAGGTTGCCTCTAGCATATTCAAAATCATTGTCTATTTTAGAATCTTTAACAAGCTGATTGGCTTGTTTTATATCTTTCTTGATTGGTTCTAATTCTAAAAATTCACCAATTGCATCATTATTATCCATTAAAAGTCTTCTCAGTTATATAACCAAAGCTATCATTAGCGTTAATACTATTAGTATTTATACTTACGCTAGAATTAGATGTTGCAACACCGTTAGCATCTAAACCTGGTTTAACAACAACCTTACTGGCTACAGATGTAGCGTCCAGTTTAAAGACGCCTGTTGCACCTGGGTCAACATGGAACTGAGTATTAGCTGATCTGATAAGACCTTTCTGATCTTTAACATTTCCAAATACAAAACCTTTTACTACAAAATCTAAAGTATGTATTAATACTCTTCTTGTTGTATAGTCTGCTTCATATGAATCTTCTGTATTTAATCCTTGGAATATAACTGGGACATCAAGAACAAAATCCATATTGTCTATAAGCTTTAGTGTTGCTGTAAATTCAGGAGTAAAGAATGGTAGTATCTGTTCTAGTATTCTTACTCCATCTTCAGCATTCTTAACCATAATAGCTAACTGAAAACCTATATCAAATGGTGTTGGTGTATATGTAGATAACAGATTATTTGTATCGTCTGTCTTAGCTTGATAGATTTTTTTAGTTGGTGACAGTCTTCTTTCAGCATCGTATTGGAATGCTGTCATCTCAAATGACATACGAGGTAACTGCAATGCCACCTTTCTGTCGAGATTAGCGTCCACATCAAGCCTTTCTATAAACTTCTGCCTAGGACCGTAGGAGATAGGGACTCTCAAGGTCTGCTGCACTGTTCCAGCACTGTCCACTCGATCTATCTCTAAGTCATTAAATAAAGTCCCGAAGTATATAACATACTTCCTAATGACTCCATTATAGAATTTTTGGCCGAACATTATAGTACTCCTTCACTGAATGGATTAATATCACTAAAGTCAATAAAGCCATCTGCTGTATCCTCAAACATTGTTGAGTCATCATCTTTATCGACTAGTCTCTTATCGTAGTTATCGTTTATAAACGACACTCCATTCTCTGCTGTTACTATGACTCCAGCCTCTGTTGTAATAGTAGTAGCGTCTAATTGATAGTCTTGTGAATTATCAACTTCAATATTATCAATTAATGCGACACCTGTATCAAGCCTTTCTTCTGAGTAGTTAAATCTCTCTAATGTAATGTCGTATGTTTGTAGGTCGCCCATTTGATAGAACACTGCATCATGATTAACAAATTTAATCTCGAACAATGCTCCTGTCGCTGTAGGAAGAGATCCTTTGACCCAAGGTAAAAATATTAAATCACCTTCTCTTGGTCTTGTTATTTCTGGCTCAAACTCTTCTATTTCTTCTTGGAACTTTCTTCTTGCAACTGTGAGTACCATTTGGTCTTGGATTTGTAAACCAAATCTAGACATGAACTCACCTTCGCCTTCAAACCCTTCAACTGATTTAATATACATCTCAATTGGATAAGTAGTTTCGAATTTAGAAAGAGGGGCTTCAGAATATAACTGATCAGTCTCAACTCTGTTTCTTGGAAGGTACAGAGTCTCCTGCCCGTAGATAGAAATAGATTCTATTACGAGATCTTCTATTAAGCGAGCTTCTCCGCTAGCTTCGTAATTCTGAAAGAAAGTGCTTCGCATTAAACATTATCCGATCATATCAGATACTGGAAGACTGTAACTTGAAATCATCTCTTGTTCTAACTGATTGATCTCTCGCTCTGCATCATCCATTATCTTGGTTCCATTAAATTGTACGCCGCCAGGTAATTGCATTCCTTCAAATTTCGTTAAGTTTGATCCCCATTGATATTTGATTTTTGCTGATGCATAGCTTAGCAACCATCTATCTTTATAGACATTAGTAAATGTTTCTGGGTCTACTATCTGGTATGCTTCTGCTATGATCTTTTCACCCACCTGCACCTTTTCCCAATCCATGTCTACGTATAGTCTATTAACATGTCTGTTATATCTGATTGGCTGTCTGCCGACTAATAGCTCTTCAATAAATTGAATGTGTTGCATATTAGTATAGTATGTTACTAGGGATTGATTGAAAGAAGTTAGATCGTACAAATCATTCAAAGCAATTTGATATCTAATATTGAATAGATTATTTGTTGATAGTGAATCACCAATATCAAAAATTCTAACAACTCCAATAATATTTTCTGGAACTGTCAGGTATCTATTTGTAATGTCAGAGGCGCCCACTGTCCATTTATAGTAGTCTTTTACGACACCGTCAAAATGATAATCCCAATAAAATTGTAATGCTTCGTCGATTCTATCTTCGACCTGCATGTCCTCAACATTAATTTCGATTACAGGGTAACCTAATTTTCTTAAGCAGTATTCTTTAAATGCTACTCTACTTGCTGGAAGGGCCATATATTACCCCCATACCACACTTCCGGCGGCATTATAGATCTTTAATGTTCTATTAGAACCGTCCAGTAATGTTGTTACCTTTGTATTGGCTGATATAGTCGCGTCAGCAAATGTGACTGCGGATGTTGTTGCAACTGCTTGTCCGATATGAACACCTGTTGAATTAGCTACTACTCCTGTGCCGCCTGTTACTGCTAATGATCTAGAAGCAGCTATTGTGCCACCACCAGTTAGACCAGCGCCGGCTGAGATTGATACACTAGTATGATCAATATGTTCGTTAGCTACAAAGCCACTTAAGCTATCATGGACAATTTCTGAATCTTTACTAAATACACCAGTACTGTTAGCTGTGATACCAGTGTTTGCTAAAACTGCTGTTGCAATTGCGTTAACACTTATTCCGTTTCCGGCTCCGACTGTTAATGTTCTAGTAGCAGCTATTGTACCGCCGCCTGTTAAACCACTACCAGCTGTAATTGTAACACCAGTATGATCTATATTTTCATTAGCGTCATAACCAGATAATGCTGTCATCACGATTTGTGAATCGTTTGTAAATAGTCCAGTAGAGTTAGCTGTAAGTCCTGTTTGTGCGTCTACTGCTACGTCATCTGCGTTTGCGGTTATTCCGTTTCCACCTATAACATTTAATGTTCTAGAAGCAGCTATTGTACCGCCGCCTGTTAAACCAGTACCAGCTATTGTACTTACTGCTGAGTGATCAATATGTTCGTTAGCTACAAATCCGCTTGTGCTATCATGAGCTACTTCTGATGAGTTTACAAATACACCAGTTGAATTAGATACGATACCTGTATTAGCTAATACTGCTATTGAAGGATCTGATCCTTCTCCTGGAGTATGTGTTACTGCTATACCTACGCCTGCTGTTACACCATCAACATAGTTACCAGATGTGTCTGTTCCTAGAGCAATATCGGTTGCTTTTGTATGGAAAACGTATTCTGTTCCACCAGTTAATTTATGAGTCCATCTATCATTTGACTCATCCCAGTATATGGTTGCATTAGCTGCACTACCACGATTAACTTCAATACCTGCATCCAATGAAGGAGCAACTCCTGAGCCTAATCCAGATACAACTGTTATAATAGCATCGTTAACTGCTAAGTCAGTTGTGTTTAATTGTGTTTTTGTTCCTGATACTGTTAAGTTACCAGAGATAACCAAGTCAGCAAATGTAGGAGTATCTCCTGTACCAACTGCTTGTCCGATATGAACACCTGTTGAATTGGATACTACACCAGTGCCGCCAACTACATGAGCTCCTGTTGAATTAACACTAACACCATTACCTGCTGTAACTGATACAGCTGTACTGTTAGTTGTTATACCATCACCGGCTCCGACTGTTAATGTTCTAGTAGCAGCTATTGTGCCACCACCAGTAAGACCGGCGCCTGCTGTCACAGTAACACCAGTATGATCTATATTTTCATTAGCGTCATAACCAGACAATGCTGTCATAACGATTTGTGAATCGTTTGTAAATAATCCAGTAGAGTTAGCTGTAAGACCGGTAGATGCATCAACGTGAGTACCAGTTGAATTGGCTGTTATACCATCACCTGGAATTACTGCTACGTCATCTGCGTTTACTACAGTACCAACACCAGCGCCTATGGCTAGTGTTCTAGTAGCAGCTATTGTACCACCACCTGTTAAACCACCACCAGCAGTTATTGTAACTGCTGAGTGATCAATATGTTCGTTCGCTACGTATCCACTCAGGTTATGAAGATCAATGTTGCCTTCATCAGCATATACACCTGTTGCGTTAGATACAATACCTGTTGCGCCTACAACGTGTGTGCCAGTTGAATTGGATGCTACACCGTCGCCTGCACTAACAGTTATTGTTCTAGTAGCTGCAATTGTGCCGCCTCCAGATAACCCATTACCTGCTGTAACTGATACAGCTGAGTGATCAATATGTTCGTTAGCTACAAATCCAGCTAGAGTGTCATGATCAATTGAAGCTGAATTAATCCATACACCAGTTGTGTTGGATATTAATTGTGAGTTGCCTGCTGCAAAAGAAAGCTCAACGTTAGCATTAATCGCTGAATTACCTGATAAACCATTACCACCTTTAATATAGATAGTGCTATGATCGATTACTTTGTTAGCTCCGTAATCAGCTAGTCCTGTAATTGTTAATGCAGCGTTGTTAACAAAAACACCTGTTGAGTTAGTAATAATTGCGTCACCAGCTACAACATTAATTGTTCTAGTTGCTGCTATTGTACCACCACCTGATAGACCAGAGCCTGCTGTTACACTCACGGTTGAGTGATCAATGTGCTCGTTAGCTACAAAGTTTGTAAGCGCGTCATGGTCAATACTTGATTCTGATACTGATGCAAATCCAGTTGAGTTAACTGCAAGTAGGTCACCTACTTTAATAAACCCTGAAGATGTTGTATTGGCTGTTGGAAGTGTTTGTGCAAATGCAGTGCCGGTACCAGTAGTAAGAATAAAGGTTGAGTTGCTTGCTGTGTATGTATAATCAGATATTGAACTAATAGCTGCTGACTGAACGTTAGTTACTATACCTCTGGTATTAACTGTAATAACAGGCACATATGTTGTGTTACCTGTTGTACCAGCCGATGCACCTGATACGCCAAAAGCGGTAGTATTGACAGCACCGGAAGAGGATACAACCTCTACGCCGCCGACTTCTAAACCGTTCTTAACTCTAAAATTTTGATTTGCCATTTTTGTTGTCCCTATCCTTTATTTATGCATCTACAAATTCAACTTGGAATTTAAATGTAGTGTTTGTTGCTACTGGTGTGGCTAATAGCTGAATGGTACTTCCACTCACATTACCTGCATACGTAGCTATGACAGCATCGCTCATTACATCTGCGTATTGAGTATCAAATGCTGTTGTGCTGTCATGGTTTATTAATATAACAGTTGTGTGAAACTCACCACCCTGACTAGCAGTAATTATATACTGCGCTGCGCTGTAATCAGCCTTTACAAACGAGTCAATTTCTTGCTGACTAGTTGTTGTAGTGACCTTAGTCTTTCTTACTTTACCTTCTGATTTAATTGACTTTGTTGTTTCAAGTGTATCATTTGTCGCATTGTAATTTAAATGCCTGATCAACTCTGCCATGTTAAATGCTTTTGTCTTAGCCATGTTTAAACCTTAATTCCTATTCGTTTCATTTTAAATGTTGTCCCGCTTCTCGTAGGTGTTACTCTCAGCCTACAATTCACTCCAGAAATATCAGCACTCACGGCGTATAAAACACCATTTGAGCTTATCATTCCATACTCTGAAGTAAAGGCGTTAGTTCCGTCATGAACTACCAATGCCTCACTTGACGTAAATGAATCTGACGTGTTCGCTTGTATAAAGTATTTAGCAGTCCTAAAGGTTGCCTTGTTGAATGTATCTATTGTTAACAAGGATGTGTCTGCGGATGCATACCCTGTAGCTTCTAATAAATCTTTTGTTGCTCCGCCAAATGCTAGTACTTGCAATATATCGCCTGATACAGCATTAGCTGTTAATACGCAATGTGTTGAGTTAGCTGCAGCATAGTCATCTGTTGTTACTAGTTTAACACCATTTAAGAAAACAAGCTCTCCGCCTGCAATATAGTTTAATACAGTACCATTATCGTCTGCACCAGAAAAGGATGTTGTGTTAGATGCTACTGTATATTCAAATTCTTTATAATTAGTGTTACCTACTATTCTCTGTATTTCTAATGTGTCACCAGATACAGCATTAGCTGCTAAAGTAATACAAGTTGTATTCGTAGCAGCATAGTCATCATCTGCTAATAGTTTAATACCATTTAAATATAAGTCCTCTTGTCCAGAGACATAGTCTAATATATTACCATTCTCATCTACGCCTTGGAAAACAGTCTGATTAGATGCAGGCTCATATTTAAATGTTGTAATAGTTATACCAGGACCGCCGCCTGCTGCGCCGTCTCCTGATGATCCATCTTCCCATGTAACAGCGCCTGAACCATCAGTTGTTAATACCTGATTGGCAGTTCCGTCTGTTCTTGGGATTGTAAAGGCACCTATTGTTAACGCTGAGTTAACTCTGGCGGTTGTTGCATTGATGAATAGGTTGTTTGCACCTACTGACGTAGCTGAAGTATTGGCACCTATCTCAAAGATTATAGTTCCGTTAGAACCATACATCCTTCCATCAGGTAAATTGAGCGCTAGCTCACCTGTTTGTAATTGAGATGTGTTTGGAGCGTTACCTGTACTCGAGGTACGCTTGACTAAAAATTTTGCTGCCATTTTGGCTAGTTCCTCTTATATAAGAGGTTCGGGATCACGTTTCCCCTTCACCTACTTCTTTTTTACGTCTGTATTTACAGTCGGTTGAGCTTCTATAAGCTCATTTATCTTATCATTTGCTAATTGTAACTGAGCTTTAAGACTTAAACATTCTAATGTCTTAGTACTAAGCTCAGAGTTCAATTGAGCAATATAATAAGTCACGTATTGATCTTGATTCTTCTGATCTACCATAATATAATCACCATTTATTATTCTTTAGTATGTGCCACCATCAACGATTGCTTCAATATAAGCAAGATCGCCTGCAGCATATGTTACAGTTGTTCCTGGTTCAGCAGTAATACCGTCTACAAATACCCATGCTTTATTAGCATTGTTTGTATCTCTGAATACTCCAGAATACTTCTGAGTTCCACCAACATCATATGTACCGTAAATACCAACGTCAACTGCATCTGTGTCAGTTGCAAGTTGGTTAGCAGCTAGTTTGATTAATGAATCATCTATTGAAACTGTAGTTGAGTTAATCTGTGTTGTGGTTCCAGCAACGTTTAAGTTACCGCCAATGAACACATTCTGTGCAACACCAAGGCCTCCATCTACAACTAAAGCACCTGTGCCTGTTGAAGAAGAACCTGTTGTGTCGTTAATATTAACTTGGCCAGCTATTTCATTATTGGCTCCATTAAAAGAAGTGTTTCCAGCAACGGTTAGTAAACCGTCTGTATTAATATCACCAGCGGAGCTTATAACAGCGTTAACTGTTGAGTTGCCAACTGTGACATTGCCTTTAAATAATGATGTTGTTTCAACGGATAAAGTAGTACCTACATTAGCAAATCCTGAGAATGTAGTATTACCTGTTAGTGTAGATAGTCCAGCAACTTCTAATGCGCCGTTTAAGTCTGAAAGGCCTGCAACTGTTAAAGTTCCATCTGTATCAATATTACCACCAGAAGAAATAGCAGCATTAACTGTTGAATTACCAACTGTAATTGCTCCATCAAATAATGATGTTGTTCCTACTCTTAACGATGTTCCAACTTCTACTGTAGAAGCTGTATTAATACTACCTGATACGTTTGCGAATCCTGATACTGTTGTATTACCAAATCCTACTACTTTACTTGTTGTAGCTCCTCTTCCAACGACTGTGTCGAGAGTAGAGGTTGAATTGATATTTATTACTGTTGAGTTACCAGCGACTACTGTATCTGTGCCACCAGTTACTAATATGCTATCGTTTGATAAAGTTGTGTTATCAACTGTAAGTGTGATGATACCATGCGTAGCGTTACCGCTCTGCGATGCGTTGTATTGATCTCCACTTAGAGTGAATGCAAACCCAGTTGAGTTCGCGGAATAGAGTTTCTTCGCCGTTACGTCAATGGCTAACTCGCCTTCAGTCAGCGCATTATTAGCCGGAGCTCCGGAACCTCTTCTTAGTTTAATTAAAGCTGATCTAGCCATTTATTTATACCCCTGTTTAATTCTTAATAAAAGGACTTGTCTTCCTCTTAATATCTTTTAATTTTAATGCTTTGTTTACGTCCATACTATTTATATTACTCAGGTCGTCTAGCACCTCACGTAACACTGAAACTTCAGCTACAAGTTGCTGATTTTTTCCAGATAAGCTATTAATAATATTCTGTTGGTTAATCAGATATGTGCTTAGTACTTTTAGTTCTATATCACCTAGCTCGCTATTGAGTATCTTCTTTTCCCAAAACTTCCACTTACTCATAATTTATTCAATCCTATTTAATATGTACCACCATCTAAATCGCCGAAATCGACATCATTATTGGTGACTATCATTACCTGTCCATTGCTACCAGACTTAAATTCAATGGCTGTTGTATTGGATGTACCAAACAACGCGTTTGAAGTAAAGCTTGAGAGCCCTGTTCCACCATCTTTCACTTCCAGAGGGGCACTTAAACTAGTTATTGTTCCGTTAATTAGCTCTGAGTTGCTAATAGTCATTGCATTATAACCGGTCGTGCCATTATATTTAGCTCCCGAAAGAAAGATACTCTTACCTGCTACTACTTGACTCGGTAAATTATCACCTATGAAGTGTAATGTGCCTGATTGATAGTCGAATGTCCATTCGTCACTAGAGCCTGATCCAGTTTCAAATATTTGTGTTCCATTAGAAGCTGGGTCAGTTGATCCTGTTGTATCGACATATACCTTTAATTGATATGTAGATCCAAATGTAGGCGGCACCCAATTAAGTATACTGCTCTTCCATGTTCTTCTAGCCGTAGATGTATTATCTTCTGTAGTCTGTAATTGATCCTTTATTATTAACACACCTGCATTTGCGGCAGGCTGAGTAGATGGTATGCTTGCTGCTTGTGACCATAAAGTAGAAGGCTTAATAATTAATTCAGTAACTATTGCTTCATTGGCCGCTTTTTTATTAGCGTTAGTATCAGACTTAGCTTTACCAAACCCTACCTTCTTCCAGAGCAGGTCAATTTTTTGTGCATCTTGAATAGCCATTATTCTACTTCCAATTTGGTTAAAGTTTGATTAGGGTGTAAACCTACACTAACTAATATTTGATTATTGTATGCTCCAGATCCATTCTGATCACCGAGCGTTTGTTCGTATGCTATATTACTTATGGATGTATTAGCTGCAACTCTAGCTCCAAGGCCGCAACCATTTGATCCGTTACCATCAGCACTTGTATTTGCTCCTGGGGTTCCAGCACCACCATATGCTGTTGTACAATCTAACCATCCGTTTAATGTTGAAGCACTGTCTATTCCTGTTGCTGGTGCTGCGATATGTAATGAAGCAATACCTGTTGTTGAATTTAATCTAATATTAAAATTAGCCATCGCTGTTCTCTTAAATGCAAATCTAAGATATTGAACTCCAGTTCTTCCAGATGAAAGATTAGGTCCTACTGGTAAGTAACCTGTTGAATAATTAGTAACATCATGTTTGAGAGTACCATATCTCTGTACGGCCTCATCTGTTCCTGCTACTGTCTGATTTCCTGTCCAAACATTAGACGCATAATAGTCTGTGCTTGAGCTAAATGTTGGTGTGCCATTTGTTGAGCTAAATGAATTTAATCTAACTCCGTTTGTGTCATACGTTGCTCCTAAAGAAGCTGAAACTGGAATTGCTGACTCATTAACACCTGTTGATGTTCCATTGTGTGCTTGAATAATTGTATTACCATAGTTAACATATGATCCATTACCGTTTGTGTTTCTCATTCTCATCTGGAAGCCTTCTGCCTTTCGGCCGCCGCCATTAACACTCACTTGGAAAGTATCTATTGTTACATTTGCTCCGACACCTGTATTAGCTAT